AAAAGGCAAAATGTGATTGCCCTGCTGGTAAGTGCGATTGTAAGGATTGTCCTGAGTGTGGTAAGAAAATGACCAAGATGGGAACTTGTAAAGGCAGTTGTAATGCTATGGAAAAGGGTATTGAAATGGTCGAGCACGATGGTAAGAAAGTGCCAAAGTTTGCTGCTGACGGAAAAGGCGCAAAGGACATGAAGACAAAAGCCAACACATTCACAATTGCTGACGCTCAAAAGAGAAACATGGGTGAAGCCCCCGAACCACGACAACCACGAAGTTTCCCTAATAATCCTGACATGTCTCCAATGGGTGAAATGCCTATGCGAGAAGATACTGGTGAAAGTGATTTCAGAATGAACGAAGGCCCACCTCGACAGCAAAAGCGTGGTGAAAGGCGTGGTGTTGCAATCAAGCGACCCGGCTTCCGAAGCAACGAGCAAATGCCTTTGAGTGATAAAAGCCCAAGAGTGCAAGTTGAAAAAGCAGTTGCTGAAGGCTCTCAACCCGGCTTTACTACATCGTATGACTCCTCTCCAATGGGTGTCATGTTTATGTCTGAAACTGGTGGTCAGACAAGAAACGCTTACTACACAACCAATCAATATCCATACAACGCTGAAGACGTTGCCAACAAAGGCGCTACATCAGTGCAAGTCAGTCTTGACAAGTTGGCCTCTATGTTGAACCCACACGAAGGTGGCGGAGTAAGTCGTCTTGACAACAACGGGGTTCTCAGCAACAGCCCCTATTGAGGGGGTTTTTGATTGATTGAAACGCCATCCGATTGGTATTACAGAAGTCGTAACGAACTTCTCAAGTCAATCATAGATGGTATCAACATCCCTAATGCTGTTGGAGACTTTCACTTTGCTAAGATGAATTTAGAAAATCATGGCATTCATATTGATGCGACACCTATGGATGAAATCTGTGATTCGTTGCTCAAGCAAGCCAAGAAAAAGCGACACCGATTCGATAAGAAACAAAAGGGTGTGTTCAGTTTTGAACGAGGCGCAGAGATGCGAATTGGTAATCATCCGTGGCAAGGACGTATGAGAGAGCGCCCCTTGTTTGATTTGGCCTCTTCGTTCCCTCATGCTGAGTTCGCTCAGGGGCAACATTATCCTGAGTCGCATCCTCATCATAAAAACCATCATCCTCTACGTCAGAAGCACGCCATAACTGGTAGGTCAAAAATGACAGAAAAGTTACGACGCTTCTACTTAGCATCTGAGCCGAGTGGTGATAGTTTGGCTAAACTATACAAGGAAGCCGAAAAAGGCAAAGAAAGTTATGAGCAAAAGCAAAACAACTTGTCGGTAATTGGTAAGACAAAGTTCGATAACGCAATAGGTAAGGATGTTAAGCACTACAATCATCTTGGGCCTTTGAAAGACAACTATGCTTACGACTTTTATCTCCGAGACTTTGAACGATGGAAAAAAGAAAACCCAGCAGCCGTCAATGAAATGATGGACAAATACCCCATACCCGCTGAGCACGAGCACGCTCTACAATTGATGCACTTTGAAGATGCTGCTGACAGATGGGAAGGCGACCAGTATCACAGTGAGATGTATGACCCAAAGGAGGGTATGACAGAACAAGAGATTCAAGACCATCTCTACAGCGGTGCGAGCGAGGCTGACCTTGAGGCAAAACCGCTTAGAGAAGCACTTGGGTATGAGGGCTATCTCTACGGTTTGGAATTTTTATCTCCGCTTGAAAGACAGAAAGTTATCGACCACATCCACGAAAAAGGCACAGATGCTCACGATGTTCAAAACATTGACTTGGGCGGTGGTGTGAACATTAGCGCTGGGCGTATCAAACGAAACCTCGCTCAGCGATTTACTGGTGAGTTTGACCACTACATGCGACCACAGCACATTCATGGTGCGAATGTTAGGAGACACTACGAAACAATTGATGACATTCCAAACGGAGAACAGAGATTCGTTAATCAATCCTTGATACAGGCGATGCAAGACATCCCTTTTGATAGCGATAACGAGTCTACAACATCTGTTTATGACAACCTTCTTGCTGAATACAATGAACTTCTTACTGAGCACAAGGATGCTCTTGATGTTGGTGCATTTGAAAAACCACCTGATGAAGATGAAGATTTCATCAACCAACTACCAGTTAGAGCGATGCGACAAGGTGCAAAAATCCACGAAGGTGCAAAGGCACACCCAGTTCATCATGGTGAGGGTATTCTTCAAGAGTTGAAGGTGCTTGATGAAAAAGAGCAAAATTTTGTAGATGTAAAAACAATGCTGGCTCTTATGGGTTACAATGAAGACATGACTGAAATGGACTCACACCCTCTACTACTTGGGTATGAAGGGCCACTTGTTTCTCAGACTAAAATCAAGCAAATCATAGATAGAGCAAAAGAGTTGGCTAAGGAAAACAAGGAACAGAAGCCAGTTCGTAATCATGATTGGTTTCATCATGGAGGCTCAAACGGTTACGACATCACTGATATTCCAGTAGATGAAAGAGAACATTACCTCACAGACAATATGGGTAACATCATTGGGCTTGGTGCTCACTTTGCTGATGAGTTTCATCATCAAGGTGGTATGGGTAGAAACGTCTTGCATTATTTGGAGATGATACATGACTCCTTACCAAAAGACGCTCAGGGTTTTTCCGTCATCGGTAAAGTTGAGGGTAATGAGTTTCTTCCTAATCCAAAAACAATAGGGCTTTGGGGTCGATACGTTCCTTCTCTGTATTCAAAACTCATAAAAGAACACATTGGAGGACATGGTATCTCTTCTCTGTGGGATTCTTCAAATCATATTCATCGTAAACCAAGAAACAACAAGAACATGCCCTTTCGACAAGCATCTTCTTTGAACGGAGAATACGCAAATGCAATTCGTTACATGACCAAAAACGAAAGACAGATTGCCTACAACGGCCCTGCTTGGAATGTCCATCAAGATGGTTCAAACCACTTTACCTCAAATCCAATCAACGCCATAGGTGGTATGGGTATGCAACTCACACAATCGCATGTAAACTCAGTAAAATCCCATCGTAACGCAACAATGGGTGGTCGTCTTCATCCTCCACACGAGCCTATGAAGAAGAATCGTCGTCTTAGCCGAAGCAATTTACCTGCTAATGCAAGGCTGAGTCATAATGAAAATAGCAAAGAACTGTTCCGTATTCATCAAGGACATAAGACAAAGAAAGATGATGTAAGAGGAATGCTAACTGAATCACAACGAAATACTGTTCAAGAATTGGATGATGAGTATGATGATATTAGCATCGCTATAGAAGGTATGGAACAGGGTAGCGATGAATACGCACAAGCCAACGCACGACTGCATGAAATAGAGGCTGAAATTGATGACATCCACGCACTGGCCCAGCCTGATTTTGTTAATCAGTTTGAACATGTATCAAATCATTCAGAAATAAAAGACGAAACCGACCTAAATGCTATTTTGGCTATGGCTCAGAAAATAAAACCTGAATATGAAAAAGCCGACCCTGATGCTTTCAACCCTGAGTTCCCTGACAAGTTTATAGCGAATACTTCTCGTTTGTTCAAGGATGCTAACCTTGCTTTGTTGCGATTACCTCATGAGACGCATGGCTTAGAAACACATGGCTATGGTGAAACCATGAAAGAGCAAAAAAGCGCCAGTGAATTGCTTTCTCAAGGTGAAGATGTTGTATCGCCTCATCACACTATAGCAAGCGTTTTGGGCGCTGCTGGTAAAGAAATTCTACCTACACACTCTCCTGAAAAAGTTCGCTCTCTTCTTAATTTACCAAACGATGATGCTCACAATCACATGATTACAAGATTGCTTGAGGGTATGGATGCGCCTGTCAAAGTTCTACGACATGGTGATTTGTTAGGCTCAGGTGTTAGTTTTGCTGGTGAGGAAACAAATGACATGTTTACCACTGACGACCATCATGGGACTATAGATGCCATGTTCAATAACCACAAAAGAACACGCACGCCAGCAAAAGAAGATGGGACTAAACATAATATCGAAAATAAGCAGTTTGCACAAAAATTCAGAAAAGAATATGGTGGTCATCTTGAATTTATGGAACAATTATTCAATCCAAGACAACAAAATTCATATCAAACTCATGGCTTATCTCGTGTGCAATTAACTGATTTTGCCGATGAAAGATACAAAAGAGGAAAGAAGGGGTTTATGGCTACTGGAAGTTTGAAGGGTTTCGCTGGTGGTCTAAACGAAGCCAAGAGTAGAGTTCACGACCTTATTGTATTCGACCCAACAAAAGCAAAGACGATGGAGAAGGTAGTAGCACCCTCTACGAAAGTCAAAGAGGCAAACTTTGGTATGTTCCCAATTCACCCCGCTGTGGGTGGTCGAGGTGTTAGTGTCCAAGATATGTTTGTGTCAGGCACAATGGACAGCGGTTACGCACAATTGCATCCATCTGTTGGTGCTGAGTTCCCCGGTAACAAAACCATTATGGTAGGCACAAACACAGAGCCTGAGTATTTGCACAGCATTCCTGAAGAGTTAATGACTGCTGTTCATGGTCAAGATGCAGTTCAACAAGTATTGTCATCAGGCTATCAAGTTCCTGTCGCCACTACCAACATGAATCGTCCTGACATCACTGGTCTACCTCCAAACATTGACGCTATGAACATCTCGACAAGCGACCCATCTGAAACACTGATGGTGCTGATGAATCCTGATGCTTTATTGAAAGAAGACAAGGCTCGTCCTCCTCCTATTCTACCGATGCATCGTATCTTCAGTCTCAAAGATTTTGAAGCACTACGAGGATTCAGCGGTGATTGGGTTGTCTCAGCATTCTACGATGGTGAGCGTATGATAATCATGCGAAAGGGGAATCGCTTTACTGCTTACGACGGTGACAACAACGCAGTGCCAATAAGCGAAGAAAACAAAGCAAGTCTCAAAAAACTGACTGAGAAGAACTACATTATCGACGCAGTGCAAATGAAAGACAACATCCACATCATTGACCTGCTTGACTACGATGACACAAATGTGTCAGATATGACAGTAAGAGAGCGACTCAAAATTCTAAGGGGTCAGTTCGACAGTCACGATAACGTCTTAGTTCCCGGCCCTTATGATACTCGCATTACAGAAGATGGTGGGCTTCAAGCCACAGTAGAAAGTCTACAGGAAGAACACAAACAACTGCTGCTCCGTGATGGTAACTCAACTTACATGCGAGGAGAGCGTAGACATCCAAAGTGGTTCTTGCTTCGTAAGAACAAGAATGTCAGTTTCATTATCTTGGATGCACGAGGTAAAGGGCCATACACCTATCGTTTAGGAGCAGGGCCACTCGACTCAGAAGGCTTTGGTAATCGAGGTGTTGATTATGATGGTAAGCAGTATCTCGATGTTGGGACTATCAAAAGTCCCAAGCCATTCAAAGAAGGTGATACGGTTTCCATATCTGTATCGGGTGTTAAAAAGCGGAATCGAAACGGCAAAACAATCTACGATGTAACCTCTTCAAAGATAGTAGGAGAGGCTGATGCTGAAAGTCCAGCGAGTCTTGAGACGCTATCTCTACTGGCAAAATCTCACCCAGTTATTCCAGTTCCATACGATATTACTCTCAAAGATGACAGAATATCCATTGTTTTTGATGGCTTAGACGAAGTTGTTTACAAGGCAGAATCCAGTCATACTGGGAATTGGGCGCACTCACCACACTCTGTTATGGGTGAGTTGAGCCAGTCTGACTACACGCTTCAACTGGCTGAAAGCGTTAGACCGCTATGGAATCAGGCTGTGTCGTTGATGCTCAAAGGAGTCGATAAGAAGGATGATACTGTGGTTGAAGAGATTATTCCTGACAAGACATATCACTCCATGCATTCTGAAAAAGACAGAAGGCACAGCGAAAAACAATCGGCTGGTATCATTGATGCCGATGATGAAATGAACATCATGAAGCCCAGTATGAAAACAATGCTCAAGACAATAACTCGTATCGCTGATTTGACAGAACGGCTTGATAGTCTACAAAAAGAGAAGATGACTGGTGGTGCGAGTAGAGGTGGTTTAGGAATTGATGTTGGTAGTGCCATTGAATCACCACGAGGGCCAACCAGTCTGACCAGCGAAGAAAGTGTCCCCGACTGGGACATGATTGAGCGCCCGACAGAGGATTCGGAAAAAGAATACGAGCATGTGCGTAACAAACGCTTAGAGCGAAAAAAACGCAAGCAGCACAGCGATTTAGACGATGAGGATGAAGAAGAGTGATGCCGCTTTATTTATGTAGGTGAACAAACACAGGAGTAGATAGTGTGTTGCGAACTCAACGGAGAAATGGTATCGAACTCCTCAAAGGGGTCAATGACCTCATTGTGGCAGGGTATGCTTCAGTTGAACTCGTAGACAAGCAAGGAGATTTAATTACAAGGGCTGCATTGAAAGACGCTTTCAAAAAATTCATGTCAGACCCAAAGTATCGAAACGTCCAATTAGCACATTCAAATATACAAGTAGGAGAAGTAATTTCAAATTATACAGATAATCAAGGGAGGTTGTGGAAAAGCGAAGTAGACGATGCTGGAATGTTTGTTGTAGTAAAATTAAGAAACGACATCGAGAAGGCACGAGAAGTAGCAAGTGAAATCCGAAAAGGAAACCTAACAGGATTCAGCATCGGAGGACAAGCATTCAAGCGAGTAAACAAAAGCGACAAATCCCACGGCTCATATCAAGAAATATCAAAACTGGAATTACACGAAATCACAATATGCGAAAAAGGAATTAACCCCGAAGCCACATTCAACATACTAAAGGAAGACAAAAACAAGGTGAACAAAATGACCGACGATGTAATGGAACAAATGAACGATGTATTGACCCGACTTGAGGGACGACTTGACTCTATGGAGAAAGGAGAACTACCTCAAGCCTTGAAAGACGCTCAGAAGAAAAAGAAAGAAGAATCTGACGACGACGACAAGGACATGGAAAAGAAGGGTAACTACATGGAAGACAAAGAAGACAAGAAAGATGAGAAGAAAGACGACAAGATGAAGTCTGAGTTCTCTGACGTTATTACTTCTGAATATCTCGACTGGATGGAAAACACTCTCAAATCCGCTGGAGTAGACACTGGCGCTGCTCGTGCTCACTTTGATACAGTAGCAAAAGCAAACCTCGGCTCTACCCCTGAAGCAATTGGCGATGGTGCTGATTACTTTGCTGGACAAGTCAAGGGTCGTGCTCAAGAAGGAGGCAACCCATCTACCAACGCTATCCAGCGTGCTGGACTAAGCGGTGGTGGAAGCATCGAAAAGTCTGACTTCATTACTGGTCATGACATCGACGCTCATCGAATCGAAGAGGCATACGGAATCTTCAAGGCTGCAAAGCAAGAAGAAGAGTTCCGCAAGTCCCTTGAACAAAACTTTGAAGGTCGCTACGCCCAAGAATCCGCTGCTGAAATCGCAAAGGCTCAAGCAGCAGACTTCGACGCTCGTGGGCCTCTTGGTGAGGTCATGAAGGCTCTTGGAGCACTCAATGAGCGAATCGACACTCTTTCCAGTGGCGTTGGCGAAACAATCGCTAAGTCAGCCACCCCAACCGTTGAAGTGCCAAGCACACAAGACTTGGCAAACATGAGTTGGGACGAAGTTCACCAACTCGCTGGAGGACTATACCGCAGTGAGTGAGGACTCATACAATAACAACAAAAATAGGAGATGAACAATATGGCACGAAACTATGTAAGGACAGTAACAGATATGGAGCGATACTACTACGGAGCAGGTAACTCAATGGGTTACACATACACTGGTAGCGAACTTCTCAAAGCCGACTCACCAATGCTAAGCACCACCGCTGGAACATACCAAGCAATCTATGGTCGCAAGGTTTGGTCACAACTCAACCAAGAATTTAACGCATTCTCGATTCTACCAAAGAAACCGTGGGAGCGAAGTGGATGGCGAGTCATCACCGACAAGCCAAACTCAGGCACAGTTCACGGCGGTATCGCTGAGAACGGCACACTACCTGAGACTGTTAAGCCAGTCTTCCAGCACGTTGCTGCAAAGCCAAAGACTATTGCTCACTCATTCGATGTAAGCGAAGTCGCTGTCTTCCTTGCTGACAAGGATGACGGACTCGGTGACATG